GTCGTCACTCCTCATCAGTGGTGATCGGTTCGGGGCGATGGCGATCACGGTGCCACCTCAGCGAGCCGCTTCATGTCCGCAAGCGCGGATTCGTTGCTCGCGTAGAAGTCCGGAATCCGCTCTAGGTCAGGATCGCTGGCTATGTAAATCAAGGCGGCTGCCGCAGGCGTTCCGAGCGCGTATTCCAGCGCCTTGCCACCCTCTCCAGCGATTGTCACAACCCAACCTGCGCGGCAATGCGTGGTGCCGCATTCGTGGTGCCAAGACCCCATTTCCAAGGCACCGGGCTGCGACGCAGCGTCATAAACCGCTTGGTGGATGTTTTTGATCTTCACCGGGCAGCCGGCACCGCGAAGGTCGGCACCGCGAATACCGCAGACTTGACGGCGAACCCAAGTTTCAGCCCGATTGACTTATCGGCAATCTCTGCGCTCAGTTCACATGCGTATTGGACATTTCCGGTCCAGCGGTTTTTTATCTCAAAATTCATATCAAAGCTCCTGCGGGTCGTGCCCGTGGTATTGCTGGTTTGGGGTGGATTCGCGGCGCTTGTCGGCGTCGGTTCGCGGGTCTTTTGGCTTCGCTAGGCCAGGGAACATGTCGCTTACTAGCGGAACCCCGCCAAACACTTCGCGCGCAATGGCCTCTTCGCGCTCTTTCTCCGACATATGGGAAAGGCGGTTGTAGTGCTTCGCGGTCTCGGGGCTCACGGCTCACCTCCCTGCACGCGGGCGAGGGCAGTGCGGATCCGGCGAAGTTTGTGCGGAGTTCCCGGAATGCTCGGCTCTGTCATTCCATCAAAATCACACAATGCATCGATCAACTCGGCCAAGCGCTCAATCTTGCTGTGTGCCTGCTGTTCCATCTCTGTCTCCCAGCCCCTGCGCGGATGCGCTTGTCTTGGGGCGATGGAGAGACTTTACGCCATATTCTTCATGGTGGTAGCAACACCGATGGAACAGTGTATCCTATATTTGAGCAAATATAGGGCTTTGGGCTGTGCCACTATCTGTCCCCATGAGTATCCGAATCCCACCGCGCTGGCAGGACATGTTCAGCGGCGACGCTATCATTAGTCGTATCCCCGCGCACAAGATGGAAAAGATCATCATTGCACTGGCCAAGGACGGCTATTCCTTCACTACTTCACCTGTTCCAGAGGGCTATATCGTGCAGTGCACCAAAAGCCCGCACGATGCGATGCTGGACAGAGTCCGAAAGCATAAGGGGAGTGCGTGATGGGAGTAATTACTGCGGCAGCCGCTTCTGCGGCGGCAGCGAAGCGGCAGCATGACGCAGAGAATGACGGCCACAACACGCCGACGCATCTATCGCACAAGAGTTGGATACAAGAGCAACATGCGCGGATGGCCCGGATCGCACTTGAGGAATCCAGAAGCAAGCGCAGCGCGGCCATAGGGACTTTCCTGCTGTTCTCCTTGGTGGTAGCTGCAGCTTACTGCCTATCAACCTTGGTGTAGATCAGCGTATCCCACACAGAGGATTCACATGATGGACAAAAATCCAGAAGTCATCATCAAAGAGTTCGACGAGAACGAGCGCGGAGAGCCGGACGTGATCTGGTTGCAAGCACACGGCGATGCTGATCCTGCCGACTACCCGGACCAACCTGTTGACGTAACCCGTGACGAGGTGACGTGGTGTTGGGAGCCGATCCACGAGCACGACGTGAAGTACATCAGGGCTGACATTGCCGCGCCTGTTGTTGATGATGCGATGGTGAAGCGCGTGCTCAATTCGCTTTGGCCATACGAAAAATGGGAGCGTGAGAACTGGCGAGAACATGTGCGATCCGCCCTCACGGAAGCTCTCACGGGTCCGAAAGTGGTGCGGCATGACCGGCAAGCCTGCTAACGCGAAGCTGCCGGAGCTACCTATCTGGTCGGACTTTTGGCAGGCGCAAGGGCATAAAGCCACGTCGAATGATTTTCGTGCGTTCGAACTTGCCAATGCTTGGTGTAGCCACTGCATTACCGAACGCGACGCCGAGATTGCGAGGCTGCGAAAGGATGCGGAACGGTATCGGTATGTCCGAGAATATGGCGAGGAGTTCATCACGGCTGACAGAGGTGTGGGGCCGATATACATGTATCAGGACCAGCTAGATGCTGCCATCGACGCCGCAATGGAGTCGAGCCATGAGCAGATTGCTTAGCCTCCCCGCGCAACTAGATTTTGACGAACTAATGATGCATCGCGTCATGAAAATTCACGGCATGAGCGAGGTTGAAGCGAATGCCTTTATCCAACTGTACGGAGAACGCTATGAGCGACAACTGGGAGTCCAGAGCCTACATGTCAGCGCGGAAGGTGATCCGAAAGACACGAGGTTACTTCCTGGCGGAGACGATCCTGCCAGCGGTAATTGACATGGCTGGCGAGCCGAAGGACAGGCGGAGCTTCGGCACTGTGATGACTTGGCTTCGGGCAAATGGCTACATCAAGCCAGCGGGCTACAGCGCGGCGAGGACCAGCCACAACTCACCAAAGCGAAGGTGGGTAAAGGCACCCACTAGACGAGTGTTGACCAAAGAAAGGGGATTGAAATGACGATCACACGATTTATGGATATGCACAGCGGTGGCGGTCAGAAAGAGGATTGGGCCTACATTTACATCGAGGCTCCTGAGTACGAGGCTCGGCGCATCTTCTACGGGCGCTTCGGCCACAACCCTGAACGGGTGACCTGCACATGCTGCGGAGATGACTATTCGATCATGGAGGAAGAAAGCTTGCAGAAAGCGACGGCTTACGAACGCGGGTGCGGGTACGTTTTTCGCCGCCCTGATGGGACGGAATGCGATCAATCCGAGGGACGGATCGTAGGCAAGGGGATGAAACCAGGATACACGTCTGGCTATGAAGAGCGGCCTTCTGGAGAATCGTGGAGGCACTACCAGACGTTGGATGAATATATCGAAAGCGACAGCGTGCTTTTCATTGCAGCCGATGAGATCAAGCCGGAATGGCGGGTTAGCGACGTGCCCGAGCAGGGCTATGTGTGGGCTGGTTAGGCCATGACCCTTGACCAAGAAGCCCCACCGCCCCCAGACGACCTGATCCAGCACGGCCGTGATGACGCCCTGGGCCGGTTACACGAGGCTGCCCAGCACGAGGCAGGGCTCGGCGATGGTCGCGCGCTGCGGTCGTTACAGCGACTTGTGGACGCCTGCGGGCTGCGGGGTCGGGTGCCGTCTCGGGATGACGGGGATTGACATGGATTGTCACGCGCATAAAATTGGAACCGTTGGGCATGCCCAACCGGCCTGTAGCGGGTCGAGATTGTTCGAAGGTGGTGAGTCCCTACCGTGGTGGCTGTCTGTGACCCTTACACTAGGTCGCCAGACCGCTACCTTCGGGGCCGCTACCCACAGCAGCCACCACAGTAGGGATTTGCCATGACCAGAAAGGCCATCAGCAAGAAGCGGCGCTTTGAGGTGTTCAAGCGCGACAGATTTACTTGCCAATACTGCGGCGCACATCCCCCCGCAGTCATTCTCCACGTTGACCATATTCACCCCGTCGCGCTTGGCGGGTCTTCAGACATGGGCAACTTAATCACTTCGTGCCAGCCATGTAATTCTGGCAAGAGCGCTACCCCATTGACCTCAATTCCGGCCAGCTTGGCAGAGCAAGCCAAAGCTGTGGCGGAGCGTGAGGAGCAGATTTCTGGCTATCGCAAGGTAATGGAGGCATCCAAGGAGCGCAGGGAAGCCGAAGCATGGGAGGTGGTCGATATCTTCATTGACCATTTCCGGAAGGATGATTTCAGGAAAGACTGGTTTGCCAGCGTTGAGCGCTTCGTGGAGTCGATAGGCGTTGTGGCAGTCATTGACGCGATGGAGATTTCCGTTTGCAGGTTCCCCGGCTCTGAGGGCCGAAGCTTCCGATATTTCTGCGGCATATGTTGGAACCTTGCGAAGGAGAAAGCGGCATGAGTCGGTCTAGGAACATCAAGCCCGGCTTCTTCAGGAATGAAGTTCTGGTCACGCTTCCATTTGAGTACAGGTTGCTATTCATCGGTCTGTGGACGATGGCTGACAAGGCCGGTCGCATGGAGGATCGACCCATGAAGATACGCATGGAACTGTTCCCGGCAGACTCCGTAGACGTGGACAAGGGTCTTTCTATGCTGCATAGCGCTGGCTTTATTCGCAGGTATGTTTCCGAAAAAGTACGCTACATTCAAATACTTACATGGTCGAAGCACCAGAACCCACACATCAAAGAAGCGGCTAGCACCATACCAGCACCATGCGAGCATGGTTCAGAACCACTACCGAACCCGGAATTTACGGAACGAGCCGGGCTGATTCCTGATTCCCTTAACCTGATTCCTGATTCCCTCAAAAAGGCCACCGTCCAGCAAGCTGGACCGTGTGACGGGTTCGATGCGTTCTGGGCCTTGTACCCACGCAAGCAAGCCAAGGCGAAAGCAAAAGCGTCATGGAAGCGGATTAAGCCCGAACAGCGCGATGCCCTGATGGCGGCGCTACCGATCCAGATTGAGCAGGACGACGGATGGAGGAGGGGGTTCATCCCGCTACCTGCTACGTACCTGAATGGAGAACGCTGGACGGACGCCATCACCAAGCCCACTACTACCGGAACCTACAATGGAACATATCAAAAACTCTCTGCCGTCGAACGGGTCGAGGCCAACATCGACCGTGCCCGACGTGAGCGGGGAGAACCAATCGAAGGGACGGCTCGCCGTATCACAAGTTGAAACCCTATGGGGGCGCATGGCGGCGATCTACGGCCATCGCTGGACGAGCGCCTATGGCGACGACCCGAAAGGCATGAGCGGCGATACATGGGGGGCTGGCCTTCACGGCATGACAGGCGTACAACTGGCCCGAGGATTGGAGGCATGCGTTGCGTCCAGCGATCCATGGCCTCCCACGCTCCCCGAGTTTCGGGCCATGTGCCTAGGCATCCCGAGCTTCCCGGCGGTGAGCATGGATGCCGCGAAGGTCCAGCCGTTTACGTGTCTGGTCTGGTCGCACTTGGACGGGCACCTGTCTCGCATGGCATCGGCCGACAAGGCGTCCAAGATGCTGCGTGATGCCTACGAGATAGCCAGAGAGCATGTGATGCGCGGTGGCGAGTTGCCGGATCCGTCTGCCGGAGAGATTGAGGCGGACAAGCCGACGAAACCCGTGATCCCGGAAACACGCGAGGAGCGACAGGCACGGATCGAGAAAGCGCAGCGTGAACTGTCGGGCCGCGACCTAGCTGCTGGGGAGGGTGTGTGCGAAGCCTACTGACAGCCGAGGCAACCGAACGTTACAGGAGAGCAGAATGATTATCTTGATGGTGTGTGCGGTGTTTCTTATGGTTGGTTTAGCGCTGATTTTTTGGGGCGGTTTGGATTGGGAGGTTCACGGCATGATTGCAAATTTAGTGGGAGGGGTTGGGCTTGCATTTTGCGTGACAACAATACCACTGGAGCGAATGGGCTGGAAATCAACGTTCCTTGAGATTGAGGCCATCCGCGAAACCCGAGGAACCGATACCGCAGGGATTGAAGACGCGGCTTGGCGCATGAAGGCCGCCGAGGTCAACGCCAAGCTGGCATCGGGTCGCTACTACAATTCCACGATGTTTGATCTCTGGATTCCCGACCAGGTAGACGACGTGGAACCGCTCAAGTGAGCCAGCCAGCTACTAACGTAAGCGCCGAGCGCGCAGATTGGAAAGAAAGCGGGCAAGCTCCAATGAGCAGGAAGCAGCAGAAGCTGCTGAACGCCGCCTGCGGCGATCTGTCTGAAATGGTGCGCTGGCATGGCGTGGTCCTGAGCAAGGACGACTGGCGGCACTGTATCGCTGCCACGATTCTTGGGGACCGGCTGATTCCTGGGGTCAATACTGGCGAGGGTCAGCCGGGCCTGATCCGTTTGCCGAGGTCAAGTCTTGAGTTCACGAAGTCACAAGCAACCGAGGCGATCAGAATGGCGTTCGACATAGGCGATTATCCGGGCGATCAGGGGCTAGATATCCATCCGATTCGTTGGGGACCTACAGTCTGCCTTGCGCGGTTCGTGACGGATGAGCCACTGTGAGCCTGATATCCAAAAAGCTAAGGCAGTCCGCCGGTCATCATGACGCCCATTGCATGCTGAACATCGCTGGGGTTTGTGGCGACGCAACAACAGACAAGACAGCGGGGAATATGTTGTGCCACATTCGGATCGCCGGGCTAGTCGGTGGTGGGCAGAAGCCGGACGACACCTGTGCGGCATTCGGATGTGGGCCATGCCATGCCGCATTCGATGGGAATGGATGCAAGCCAATGCCGGAAACCGAATGGCTTTACTACGCGCTCAGGGGCATGGCTAGAACCATGTCATGGTGGGTGCATCACGGATTCATCACGGTCAAGGGGAAATGAAATGAGCGAGCGCCAGTGGAAACAGGCCCGAGACGCGGGAGCGTCGGCGAGGCGGGCGGGTAAGCCGCGTGAGAAATGCCCGATGTACGGAATGGGTGAGGGCGGACGGACGCTGCGGGAGGCCTGGCATCTAGGTTGGGACCATGAGGATGCGCGGAGGAAAGTGGCATGAAGGTTCAGTGTGTTGATATGGATGGCAGGCCGATACTTCCTATGGAATCGATAATTTGTGATGAGGTCATCAGAGTATCAAGAGACGGCCAGCACTTCGCATATGCGGACATTGCGAGGCTGCGATTGAAACAGATCATCCGAAGGGACCGAGAATCAATCCAGACTGGACGTTGGGTCAAGCAAGGATCGATCCCATTTTGGTTTCGCCCTCGCTACCGATTTGAGGTTCGCCGATGACTGCCAAGAGTCGTAAATGTGAGTCCTGCGGGCGAGGAATCCAGAGCGGAAGTCGCCGGTCGCAGTGCCGAGCGTGCACCGAAAATCAGGCGACTGCAGCGCAAACCCGAGAGGCTAGGAGACTGAATCATGTAGCTGCGCTGTGGTTCGGCCCGGTGAGTCGGCCACTGGGGGTTAGGCTATGAACATCAAGAAGAAGGTGAGCATTAGAGGCCGGATATTCCATGCAGAGGCATGGTCCAGTCGAGAACCGCCGTTCTGCTGGGCAAGATTCGACCTGTCCATATACAGCGCCTATGGAGGGAGGCTGTCAATTGGAATGGGTGCCGCTCTTCTAGGTGCGGGAATTCGGATGTCAACTTATTGGAGGGGCCATGAGAAATGAAATTGTGCTTCCATGGCCCGACAAGGCGTTATCACCAAATGCCCGTGGGCATTGTGGCAGTATGAAGGAAAGGATGGTTCCGTGATTCCAGAAGGCGACGGCCCGTCGTTCGGGAATCCTGCAAGGGGCAGGTGGTGGACTGATGAACGTGACGCTGCCCTTGTGGAGATGCATGGGGTAAAATCTATACAAGACATAGCGAACGCCCTGGGAACAACGGCTGGCGCAATAAGAGGGCGAGTAACGGCACTTGGATTGGCAAAGAGGGTCTATTGGGATGAATCCGAAGTTGAGGCGCTTCGGGAGTTGTATCGCCAAGCGGGGAGAGATGGGGTTCTAAAATTACGCGAGTTCGCAATCGATATTGGTAAGGATGTAACTAATGTATGCAGGAAAGCAAAGACGCTTGGACTTCCTACGAATCTAAACCGGCGCATTGTCGAGTCTCGAAAGGAAAGACGTAAGTACGCAACATATGAGGAGGCCAAGGAAGCTATATCAAAGGCTACCCGTGCGAGGTTTAAGGCTGGACTTCACCCTCGCGGTGCGCTAGGTATGAAGCATACTGAAGAGACGAAAGCGAAGATATCCATGAAGTCCAAATCAGCATGGGCTAACAAATCTGAGGCTGATCGCGCCGCTTGGGTTGATGCGATGACAAAAGGCCAAGCGAACGTTAATAGGACGTGGAGCCGGGGCCGCTGGAAAGCTGGCTGGCGAGAAATCGGCGGAAATAAGAATTACTATCGTTCTAGGTGGGAGGCAAACTACGCGCGATACCTTCAATGGCTAAAGGATCGTGGCGAGATATCAGCTTGGGCCCATGAGCCTGAGACGTTTTGGTTTGAAAAAATTAAACGCGGAGTTAGGTCATACAAGCCAGACTTTAGAGTTTGGGAGAACGACGGAACGTCACGTCTACATGAAGTTAAGGGATGGATGGATTCTAGGAGCAAAACGTGCCTGTCGCGCATGGCGAAATACCACAAGGATCAGGTAATTGTTCTGATTGATGGTAAGGCTTATCGTGCTATACGCGCCGCCGTGATGCCGATGATCCCGGACTGGGAAGATTCCAAGAGGGATGGGCATGAATAATTGGGAAACGGTCAAGGGCGGCGAGGTTAGGTTCACGATCACGGGAGGTTGATGTGAAATCTAGAATGGCGGCTGATGTAGATAAGTACGAACGTGAACCGGCGTGGAAACTTTCCGAGTTTATACAGCGACTGGGCACTGATATTTCCGCGTTGCAGCACAAGAAGGCTGCCGCGATGAAGGCGCAGCGCAGGAAACGGAAGAAAGCGAAGGGGGCGAAGTGATGGGCACGAATACTAAGCCGGTAGTGCTGTTATGCGAGGGCCCCATGGGGAATCGATATTGGGAAACGGAGCGTAACCATGAATGCGAAACAGCTTGAATCTCTGCTAGAGCAATGGGGAGATGCCTACATGGCCCGTTCTGCCGGGGTTGAGGAGCGAAGCCTGACCGGTGATAGCGTGTTCGCTAGGTTCGGCAGGCCGGGAAATGTGACTCCGATTGCAGAGCGAAGAGCAGGGAAAGGAAGGCGACAATTGATGGCCGCAGCGGCTGGGGGCGATTCTGTTGGCCTGCGGTGTCTGCCTGCGGACTATGTGGACCCGGTGCCGTGTACTGCGACTCGGACTTATCGAGCGCCCCGGTATGATTCACGTGAAACACCGGACGTGGAACGGGTTCAGGCGGCGTGGCTTTCCCTCCATCGCCAGCTTCCTCTGCAGGCCACCGTCCTGAGGGTAGAATACCAAGAGCGCGGAAGACAGTCGGACAAGGCCGCAGGGATCAAGATACGGCAGCAGGTTGGCGATGAACGCAAGATGGTTTCAGTCGGACTGAAGCGCTACCGGGATGAATTGAGGCTGGCCAAGGCATGGATGGCCGGTAGGTTGTCGGAAAGGGCTTGACAGTGACGTAACTAGGGGCTATTTTTCACTAAAATGCGTAATTGCCCGCCGAGGAAGGCGGGATTGCAAGAAACGCGGGTCTGGCCGAGTGGCTAGGCTGCAGCCTTCCAAGCTGGCGAGGCCGGTTCGATTCCGGAGATCCGTTCAATTTTTGCTTGCGGCGGCGTGGATGGACACGCACAGGAACGGGTGGGCGACACCATAAAGGGTCCGCAGCCAAGTTTGGACAGCCGGCAACCAACCCGGCCCGCAAGCACTTAGGAGTTTGTGAGGACTCCACCAGGCCCCTTCGGGGGCCTTTTGTTCCGGTAGCTCAACAGGCAGAGCAGCGGTCTCCAAAACCGCAGGTTGTAGGTTCGACTCCTACCCGGTTCGCCATTTTCTCCCGTCCCCCGACCAGAACGAACGTCCCCACCCTCCCTGAAGCTGGCTGTGGGGCGGGCACCTATTTCGAGAGACCAATGGCTAAGACCGCAAAATCCGAAGCCTTGGCGCTAGTCAAGCGATGGGAAGGGTGTAAGTTGTCCGCATACCCAGACCCGGGGACGGGTGGCGCACCTTGGACTATTGGGTGGGGGCAGACCGGCCCAGGAATCAAGAAAGGCGACGTCTGGACCCAGGAGCAGGCCGATAGGGCGTTGGGCAAGGAAGTCGATACCCTTATCGAACAGATTCGTGACCACTTTGGGCAGGTCCGCATCACTGCAGCGCAGTTCGGGGCTATGGCCTCGCTTGCCTACAACATCGGCATTGGCGCATTCAGGAGGTCAACCTTGGCGCGAAAGTTCGCGGCTGGGGATGTCCAAGGCGCGGCGGCCGAGTTCCCCCGCTGGAATAAGGCCAATGGCCGAGTTATGCGTGGGCTAGTGAACCGTAGAGCAGATGAGCATCGCGTTTTCGAGGGCCAAGAATGAATCCCGATGTGATCCAGATTGCGCTATATGCCATTGTTCCGGCTGTGTTGGGCTTGGTGGGTTGGGTTTGGGCGCTGTGGCGAGATCACGGACAGCTCAAGGTGAAGGTCGCCGAGGAATATGTCAGGCATCACAATCTGGATGAGATCAAGTCGGACCTTCGATCTTTGCGCGACCTTGTTTACCGAATCGCAACGAAACTGGAAGTGCCTGTGACCACGGAGCCGTATAGGTGAGTGAAGCTGACGAGTTGTCCCGTGAGCTAAGGGGATCAATGGACCGGTTGGAATCCCTTTTAGGGCGAGTCGGAGGTAATACCAACTTGGTCCGGCTAGAGGGTGCCGGCTCAATCTGGAACGGAATTGCAATCGGAATAGCGCTAGGCGCGACCATTGTGTGTACGGGTTGGGTGGTGACCACGCTTCAGGGCCAGAGCGCTGCTGCAAAGCAGGCCGAGGCATATCACAAGGCCGTATACATGCTGGCCCCTCGGTTTGCCGAGGAGATCGACAAAGAACTTGATAAGCAGAAGGAACCCGAATGATGTCCAGTCCGACTCCGATCATAACGCCGCCCACCAAGCCTAAGTTTATCGAGGATTGGCGTGACGGATGGAAGTTTTACACGACATGGGGTTACGCAATCCTGATTGCGTTCCCTGATCTGTACAACCTCGCAAGTCCATATCTAGAGGTTGAAGGCATGCCATCTGCTGCTGCATGGGGTATGCGTGCGGTGGCAGTGGCGGGGCTGGTGGTCCGATTCGTGAACCAGAAGAAGCCGGCCAAGTGAGCTCATGGGTGCCGCTGTTGAAAGCGGGACTCGCCTTGGCAGTAGTGATCGTGTTTCTGATCATGTTCTACCGCTGGGCTGATGGCAACGGGTACAACCGCGCAAACGTCCGAGCCGAGAAGGTGGTAAGCGACGTTCTGGCGGCTGAGGCCCAAGCGCAGCGGGACGCAAGGAAAGCCGAGCGGGAAAAGCAGGCCGCAGTCGATCAACTGGGCGACGAATACCAGCGAGGACTCAACGATGCAAAAACTGCTGAGGATGGCGTCATTGCTGATCTTCATGCTGACAATTTGCGCCTGCGCGCGGAATGGCGTGGATGTGAAACCGGTCGCCTGTCCGGCGACGCCGCATCCGCCATCGCCATTGCTGCAGCCGATCAACGCCGAGCAGAGGCTGCGGGACGAATTGTTCGAGTCGGGGCAGAGTGTGACGCCCGCGACCGTGCTTGGCGACAGTACGCCGGCGCCGTGACGATGCAGGAACGCCCCTGATGGCTTGGGTCCCGATTCAAGAAAGCTCGCAGCAATTCAACTTTTCCGTCCTTGCTGAGTTCGGGGGGGCTGCGTCGCTCGAAAGTAGTGTCGCGATCAAGGACCAAGGAACCCCACCGTCGGGTAGCACAATTGCCGAATGGGTTGTTCATTTCCAGAATGATGTAGGGCGTCCAGACGTCAGGTTGCGAGTCACTGCGCTGTCTTTCGCTGCGGAAGGCCCAACAACCTTGTTATTGGTTGGCGGATACGATGGGGTCAACGTCACGAACCCCACAAGCACCATCGAGGAAATCAACAACGAGGCTGGTGATCCGCTCACGGAATGGTCGCCCACGCCGTTTGAGGTGACCTTGGTCTTCACCGGGGGTGATGATCTTGGTCTATTCAGCAGCGCGGGGGAGTCGTCAGCATCAACGTCCCAGTTCCTGATCGAGGTATGGGAAGACGATCCTGCGCCTCCCGAACCATGCGAGGAGATAGGGCGAGCATCCCGCGCCTATGTCAGCGCCTACGACCGCTCCCGAGTCCACGTGGGGCGATTCAGGCGGCAAGAGCGTCGCTGCGTAATCGCAAACTTCAATGCGTCTCTGCCGAAAAACCGAACCATTGCCCGAGTGACATGGCGATGTACTTCACCATGGGTGACCAAGATGAGCACTCCATCAATCGTTGGCCGTGATGCTCAGGTGATCGTAGACTTCCAAAACCCCGGATTCGGGGCTATCAAGGCAACGATTACGCTTGATAACGGCGAGGTCTACAACCAGACGTACCAGTTTCAAGTCCGGGATGAGCCGTGGTTCCTTGAGGACTACGCGCTTGCATCCGGGCCTTATCAAATCTCCATAGAGGCGCAGCCATGACTGGAAGGCCTTCAGACTACACAGAGGATCTGGCCGCTGCCATCTGCGTCCGATTGTCTGATGGGGAGAGCTTGAAGGGAATTTGTGCCGATACAGATATGCCAGGGCGGTCTACCGTGTTCAGGTGGCTCGCTGCGCATGAACGCTTCAGGGACATGTACGCGCGCGCAAGGGAAGATCAAGCCGACACGCTCGCTGACGAGATTGTTGGAATTTCCGATGAATCCGAAGTCACGACAAAGATGGACGGAGAGGAGGTACGTCTGAACCTTGATGCCACCGCTGTTGCGAGGAACCGGTTGCGCGTGGATGCTCGCAAGTGGGTGGCCGCAAAACTGAAGCCTCGAAAATACGGCGAGCGTCAGGTGTTGGCCGGCGACCCTGACGCTCCGATAGAAACAATCACTAGAATCAAACTGGCCGACTTGGAATGACCGAAATGACGATCCGGCTACCGTCGAAGCTGCGCCCCGTCTTCCTTGGGCGTGCTGACGTTCGAGGGGCATTCGGTGGTCGTGGCTCAGCAAAAACCCGAAGTTTCGCCAAGATGGCAGCGGTTCAAGGGATGCGCTATGGGCAGGCTGGCATCAAGGGCCAGCTCCTTTGCGCGCGCCAGTACATGAACTCGTTGGACGATTCCTCCTTGGAGGAGGTCAAGCGGGCCATTGAGGATGAGCCGGTCTTGTTGGCGTATTGGGAGATCGGGCAAAAGTTCATCCGGAGTCGGGATGGCAATGTTTGGTTCTCGTTCGCCGGCTTGGACCGCAGCATCGGAAGCATCAAGTCCAAGGGCAGAATACTGTTGTGCTGGGTAGATGAGGCTGAGCCAGTTACGGATGAGGCATTCTCGATCCTGATTCCGACGCTTCGCGAGGAAGACGAGGATTGGAACGCGGAGCTTTGGGTGACATGGAACCCTGCGAGAAAGGGTTCAGCGGTTGATTCCAGATTCAGAAGCTCCACCGATCCGCTGGTCAAGGTCGTAGAAATGAATTGGCGGGACAACCCAAAGTTCCCCAAAAAGCTGGAGAGGCAGCGAAAACGTGACCAGGAAGAGCGCCCCGATCAGTATGAGCACATATGGGAGGGCGGCTATGTCAAAGCGGTAGAGGGCGCCTATTTCGCCAAGGAGTTGGCCAAGGCCAGGGAGGAGAACCGCATTGGGCGTGTGGCTGCTGACCCGATGCTGACCCTTCGAGCGCACTGCGACATTGGCGGTACGGGCGCGAAGGCCGACGCCTTCGTCATCTGGATATGCCAGTTCATTGGCCGCGAAGTTCGTGTGATCGACCACTATGAAGTGGTGGGCCAGCCGGCCTCGTCGCATGTGCAGTGGCTGCGAGAGCGGGGATACAAGCCAGATCGCCTGACAGTGGTGCTGCCGCATGATGGAGCGGCTAATGACAAGGTGCACGCAGTCAGCTACGAAAGCGCTTTCCGATCTGCTGATTACGACGTGGTTGTGATTCCAAATATGGGCCGAGGTGCAGCAAAGCGTCGCATCGAGGTAGCACGCAGGTTGTTCCCATCGGTCTGGTTCAACGAAGAGACAACCAGCGCCGGATTGGACGCGCTTGGTTGGTATCACGAGAAGAAGGACGACAAGCGTGGAATCGGTCTTGGGCCGGAGCATGATTGGTCCAGCCATAGCGCCGACGCATACGGGCTGATGGCGGTCGATTGGGAATTGAACCCTCCCTCTTCGGGCAAGCCGGTAGAGCTGAACTTCACCTCTCAATTTTCAAGTGCCGACCCCCTACGTCGCACATCCATCTACGAAGGCTGATATGGCGAGCAAGTATCGAAAGTCTGCTGGCGACAAGTCAGGCGGGCGAGATGAATTCATGCGCAAAATGCTGGAGCGCGCCTCGTCTGCGTTTGGCTTCGAAACCGAGCAGCGCCGCCGTGTAGTTGAGGACATGGAGTTTGCGTTTGTATCCGGCAACCAGTGGGACGATCACCTGCGGAGCAAGCGCAAGAACAAGCCCTGCTACGAGTTCAACCGAATCCGGCAGTTGATTCGTCGGGTGACGGGTCAGCAGCTCAAGAACAAGCCGCAGATCAAGGTGAGGGCTGTTGAGGACAGCGATGTCGAACTGGCTGAAATCTACAACGGTCTGATCAAGAACATCGAGGTCGAATCCAGCGCAGAACACGCTTACGACACAGCGTTCCAGTGGTCATGCGGAGGCGGTTACGGTGCTCTGCGGGTGGTGGCCGAGTACGAGAGCGACCATTCGTTCGACCAATGCCTGAAGATCAAGGCGGTTCCTGATCCGATGCGCGTATGGTGCGACCCCGCAGCGACCGAGTTTGACCGGTCAGACGCGAGCTTCTGGTTCATCGACGAAAACATCCCGCTGGATGAGTTCAAGAGCCGATGGCCAGACGCCGAGGCCGTAGACTTCGACGCGCCGATGTCGCTGGACAACTACGACCGGGAGTGGTTCAACAAGGATACGGTGAGGATCGCTGAGTATTGGTACAAGGAGCCTAAGCAGGTCAAGTTGTACATGCTGAATGACGGAACAGTGGTCGATGCTGAAGAATTCGACCCAATCCGTGATGAAGCTATGGCGGCTGGGCTGGAGGTTGCACAAGAGCGCGAGGTCACCCGCGACTGCATCTATTCCTGCCTAGTGTCGGGCCGCGGGAAGCTGGAAGAGCCTACAAAGTGGGGTGGCACGCTGTTCCCGATCATCCCGCAATGGGGCGACCTGATCAGCATCAACGGCAAGCAAATCTATTCGGGCATGACCCGGTTCGGACGGGACGCGCAGACCATCCACAACTTTGAAATGTCTTCGATGGTGGAGGTAGTGGCGAAGCTGCCTAACTCCCCAATGAAGGCCACGCCGGCCATGATCAAGGGGCTGGAGAGCTACTACGAGCGCATGGGCTACGACGATCCGCCTGTGCTGCTGTACAACGTGGACCCAGCGTCCGCGACCGCTTCACCAACCCGTGAGCCGATGGCGCAGCTTCCTACGGCACTTGCTAACCTGTCTGCTATTGCTCAAGACGAGCTGAAGGCAAACCTCGGAATTTATGACGCATCCATCGGGGCGCGGTCAAACGAGAGTTCGGGGCGGGCGATCTTGGCGCGCCAGGAAGAAGGCGACATTGCCAACTTTGTCTATATCGACAATCAGATCAAGGCGCTGAAGCGGCTAGGGGATGTGCTGGTTGACTCGATTCCCCATTACTACGATGCCGAGCGGTCGATTCGCATTCTTGGTAATGACAATGCAGAGAAGTTTGTCCGAGTCAATCGCCCGATTCGGGATGAGCAGACCGGCGAGACGATCATCATCAATGATCTGTCGAGGGGGCGTTACGATGTAACGGTAACGGTTGGCAAGAACTTCGATACATCAAGGATGGAGCTTGCTGAGGCCGCGCAGGCGATGGCGCAACAACCGGGGCCGTTTGGTGCCCTGGGGCAGTTCATGCTGTTGAAGTCGCTTGACGTGCCCGGAATGATGGATGAGTTCGTCGATGCTGCACGAAAGGTCATGGTTCAGCAGGGGTTGCTTGAGCCGGGCGAGAACGACCAGCCCCCTGCGCCTCCGCAACCCAATCCGAAAGACGTGGCCGATGCCGAGAAGAGTGCGGCACAGGCCGGAAAATACGCCGCCGAGGCGGAAGGGCAACAGCTTGAGAATCAAGCGACAGCCCTGCAACTCGGTATGCAAGCCAATGCGATGGGGATTCCCCCGCCGCAGCCACAACCCACGCCCCCTGAGCAGCCCCCGGAAGGGGGCTTTTCTATGGGCGGAGATATACCGCAATAGCGGGCACCGCACCGGGCGGGTAACCCGGACTCTGAGGTCATAATGAGCGATACTGAAAACGACGTGCCGTCGGGCGCGGAAGCTTCTGCTGAGCTGAAATCAACCGACACCCGCGAAGTGGTCGAGGTCAAGGCCGAACCTGAACCGGGAAAGCCTGAACCCAAGACAGAAGCGGGAGAAGAGAAGCCGGATGGTGAACAGCCTGAAGGCCATGAAAAATCCCCTGAAGGGGGAGAAGATGACGCGCCAGCGGCGGAGCCTGGTGAGGGCAAGCGCAAGCGCCTGCCTCGCTGGATGAAAGAACGGCTGGAACGGGAACGGCAAGTGACCGAAGCGCGGACTCGCGCGCAAGTGCTGGAAGAACTTCAGGCAAAAGAAGCGAAGCCGGAGGCGGAAGCGCCTGCTCAGGTTCGTGAAAAGGGTCTGGAGGACTTCGATTTCGACTATGACGCGTACACCCAATACAAGGTGGAACGGGCTATTGAGAGTCGAGATCAACAGCGCCAAGCCGAGGAAGAGAGTCGGAAACAAACCGAAGCTGCTGAAGCATTCAAGGCTCGTGTTGATGCATTCGAGGAACGTGTAGGCGATGGGACATGGGATGACATCCTCTCATCCCCAGTTAACCTCAATCCCGCGTTCAAGCCCTTGGTGGACTTGTTCATGGGTGATGAAGGTGATCTGGATATTGCCCATCACTTAGCCGCACACCCGGATGAGGCACAACGTCTGATTGAACTCCCGCGCCTGCAGATGGTGCGTGAGGTTGTAAAGTTGGCCGAGAAGTTCAGCGGCGAGCAGGTTGATTCGACGCCTGCGCCCATCCCAAAGAAAACCACTAACGCCCCACCGCCTCCCAAGACGGTAAGCGGCGCTGGAAAACCATCCGTGGACATTGACTCTCCGGATATAACGACAGCGCAGCGAATCGCTGAATGGAAGCGAAGGGGTGCCAAATAATCCCTTCGAGAGAGAATCATGGCAAATCAACTGTTGACTACCGACAAGATTGCTGATCGCGCGTTGATGCGCTTCAGTGAATCGCTTACCGCTCTGAAGAGCATCCCCAAGACCTACGCCAAGGAGTTCAAGGGCGCGCCCAAGATTGGCGACCATGTTCGTGTTCCGATCCCGCAGCACGCCCAAATTCGACGAGGCCGTGTAGCCGAGCCCGGGCCGCTGAAGACGCTGGTCCGCCCCGTTACCATTCAGGAGCAGATCGGTTTCGAGTGTCAGTACACTAGCGCAGAGCTGGCCTTGGATATCGAGGAGTTCGACCGCCGCTACCTGTCGCAGCAGATCGCTGATCTTGCGGTCAACGTCGAGGCTGCGGTGCAGCGACTGATGTACCAGTGGACCCCGAACCAGACCGGCACGCCGGATGGTCAGTGGACGCAGCTCGCCTACGCCAACATCGCCCGCAAGTACATCGAGGATAACGGCGGCGGCAAGGGCACGAAGAAGATGCTGACTAACAATGCATCGGATGCCACCATCATCCCGGCGCTGTCGGGACTGTTCAACGCCCAGCGTCAGATTGACGTGCAGTATGAAGAGGGCGTCATGGGCCGGGCCTCCGGCTTCGACTGGGTGAGCTCGACGGTCGCCCCCGTGCATACCAATGGAGATGGTGCGGGCTACGTGGTGGATGGTGCGGGCCAGACCGGTTCCGAGATCACCGTCGGCACTGGCACGGGTGTCATCACCCGGGGCACGGTGATCACCATTGACGGCGTTGTGGCAGTGCATCCGCAGACCAAAGCGACCTTGGGGTACCTGCGTCAGTTCGTTGTTACCGAGGACTACCCCGGTGGTGCGGGCGCGTTGCCGATCTATCCGGCCATCGTGACCAGCGGCAGCGAGCAGAATGTGGTTGCAGGTCCGGCAGATGCTGCGGCTATCACCATTGATGGCACTGCAGATGACACCTACGGCATCAACTTGGGCTACCGTCCGGAAGCCTTCCAGTTTGTGACGGTGGATGCGCCGGAGCTGGCAGGCTGGAAGAACAGTCGGCGCGAGTTCGAGGGCATTTCCATGCGCGTCGTGGAAGGCTCCGACATGACCAACGACATGAACATGACCCGCTTCGACATCATCTGGGGCTTTGGTGCCCTGCGTCCGGAATGGGCTTGCCGTGTTGCTAACGATCCGTCCCTTCTGGCCCCTGCGTAAGGAGTAAATCATGGCTATTGAAAATCCGAACATCCCCGAGCGGTCGGACACCACGACCTTCACTGGGCCGATTGGCCCCGGCACTGTGCTCACCGCGCCCATCTTTGTTGAAGGTGAGCTTCCGACGGATGATCCCAATGTTGAGGGTCAAGTGTGGAGCAACGCTGGCGTTCTGACTGTTAGCGCAGGCTGACTTTCGGAATCCTCGTCAATGGCCCCGCTTCGGCGGGGCTTCTTTTTGGAGCATAGAAATGGCCGCAACAGGCAAAGAAAAGTTGTACGTATCAAGTGAGGGGGGTGGCCGAGCCACGGTCAGCGCTCAAGAGGTGGCGGACCTCGCGGCAGGAGAGGCCGCAGTTCAGAGTGTCAACGGTCAAACAGGAGAGGTCACGCTGGCGGCTGCGGATGTAGGGGCTGCCACCACGGCTCAAGGCACCTTGGCGGATTCAGCGGTGCAGCCTGCTGACCTTGGAAATGTATCGGCCCTGAGCGTCCCCACGACTGACCCCGCCGACGGCGAGACCATTTGGAGTGATGGCGGCACTCTGAAGGTGGCGTCGGGGCCATAAATCATGACCGAGACCGCAAAACTGGTCAGTCGATCTCTGCGCCTGATTCAAGTGCTTGACGCAGACGAAGCCGCCGAAAGCCGGGACATGGAGACCGCAATCGACGCACTGAATGCAATGGTGCGTCGATGGGAGGCGAATGGACTGTCGTTGGGTTGGCAGCCTGTCAGCAACCCTGCGGACGAATTTCCGGTGCCCCCGGAAGCGGAGGAGGCGGTTGTCTATAACTTGGCGGTTCGGGTCGCTCCCGAGTACGGGACCGAAGCGATGCCTTCCGTGGTTTCGGGGGCCCGTGAATTCCTTTCCGACCTGTTGCGCGATCAGGCTGTTGCCACTCCGATTCAGCCGATTCTTGATGCCCCATGGCCGGATTACTGGAATTCCCGAACCTTGAACGGCAGTAGCTGGTATATCGGATGAAATATCAGCCTGTTGACCTGATCGGCGGCTTCTACACCGACGATGCCAAGCTATGGGCGGCACAGGACACGGTGAACTGGCTGCCCGTGATGGCCGAAGTGGCAGGGACGCGGACGCCGTCCAAGCTCAGGACGCCGCCGGGGCTTAGGCCGTGGGTGCAGATCGGACTCGGCCCCGTTCGCGGCTCGATCAACGTCGAAGGCAAGCTATTCGTCGTATCCGGTAACGAGTTGTACCGGGTGGCGACGGACGGTTCCGGCACCTTGATTGGCACGATCCCCGGTGTTGGCCCGGTATCGATGGCCTACAACCAGCGTGGACAAGGTAACGAGCTGCTGGTGGTCAATGGCGATGCGGGGTACGTCTACAACACGTCAGAAGACACGTTCACGAAGATCACAGATGAGGGCTACCCCGGAGCCGTGCAGGCGGCCTATCTGGACTCATTCCTGGTCCAGGTCGAGCCATTCGGACGGTTCTGGTTTCACTCGGATCTAGCCGATGCGCTGAATTACAACACGCTCGACCGGTACGAGTCGGAGGCGTCCCCGGACAAGATCGTCGGGCTGGCGGTGAATCAGTTCGAAGTGGTTGTTTTCAACGAGACGACCACGGAATTCTTCGCCAATGTCGGCGCAGCGACGGGCACCTTCCAGTCAAAGCGCATCGTGATCGACAAGGGGTGTGCAGCGCGTCACTCTATTGCCAACATCGACAATTCGGTGATGTGGCTGGGCAATGATGGCGTCGTGTACCGACTGGATGGGTACCGAGCCGTCCCTGTGTCAACCCGAGCCATTGAACGCGCCATTGCTGAAAGTGACTGGGATTCCGCCATTTCCTATGTTTGGGAGGATGAGGGCCACAAAGTCTATTACCTGACCTTCCTGAATGGCCAGACGTGGGGCTATGACGTGGTCACGGGGCTATGGCACCGTCGCGCAAGCTATTCCGTAGACCCGGACAACCAGAAGCGTTGGCGGGTATCGGCGATCACCTACTGGAACAGCCAGTGGATCGCGGGCGACGCCTACCACGGCGGATTGTACGTGATGGATTGGAATTGCTACTCGGAAGGCTCTGATCCGATGGTTTCGGAACGGTCTTCCGGGGTGGCTCATGCCAACCAAAACCGGGTGTTTGCCCCTTATGCGGAGTTGATCTTCGATACAGGCGTCGGGGTGCCTTGCGAAGCGCAAGGATTCCTTTTGTCTCTTGAGGGAGACCTGCCTGACGGAAACGTCGGATCGTCTGGAACGTACCAATATCAGGCCATCGGGGGATCGCCGCCGTACACGTTCTCGATCATCGCAGGGTCACTGCCTCCGGGCGCTTCCATGAGCGCGGCGGGGCTAGTGACTTACGACTACACCACGGAAGGCAACTATTCCTGGACGGTGCAGGCGATGGATGCAGACGGTAGAACGGCGACTCTAGACGATACGGCAGATATTACGGTAGTCGTCATTAATGAACTGGTGGTCGTAGGCAACACTACAGGAGAGTCCGACACTGTTCGAACAGTCACTTGGGATGGAGCCGGTGCTACGGATAACCGCCTGCTCACCGACCAGACATTTTTTGAAGATTTCCCTGACATGCGTGTTTCCATTGATGGAAAGCATGTTTTCGTCGCAGCCGACGACGCCACTAGCGGTAATATTCTAGTGGCGGAAGATGTAGGCGGAACTTGGACGAAGCTGGACTACACCAACCCCGTCAACATGGTTGACCCTCCGGAATTCGTGTTCAACGGAGGTGACGCTTATTTCAATCCATCAAGTAACTACGCGATGACAAGCATCGCTGTTTATGAGTTGACGCCGACGCCGGGAGAGACAAATTGGCTCGTCATATGGGATGGAGAGGCCGAAACGCCTCCTGCAGAATTCCCTGATCCATTCACCAGATCATTCCAGCACCAGTTCCCCTCTGGCTTTATAACTAGCATGAAGTACAGCCCTGACGGTTTGAGCTTGGCTGTAGTAGGGCGGATGAGTGATTGGGATGGCGTAGATGGTGCTGGTCTTGTAGTAATTTCAAACTCAGGCGGCACATGGTCGCAGTCGTTCATTGATACTGATTCCAGCCTTCTCGCCGGCAGTGGGGCCAGAGCTGTTGCTTGGGCGTCTGACGGAACGTTCTTTATCGTATTGGACGACAACAGCACGATCCATGTCTACACAACGTCGGGTGGAATTGCCAAGGCGCAGTCTTTCACCGAGGCCGGCTCTGCTTGGTGGGTTGGGCTGACTATCAGTGCATCCGGAACTATCTACTGCGCTTCGTCGGATATTTCCAACGATCTGTATGTATACACATGGGACGGAAGCGCTCTTTCCGCTGCATCAAAGCACCAACTGTTCAGCCCTGGCACTGAGAACGCAATCTACCTAAGTGTGAGTGAGAACGAACAGTTCCTGTTGGCTACATCAGACGGCGAATCCGTCAACACGTTCAGCACGGCTGATCTAAGCCAAATTTCAGACGCCATCCCTAACGGGCAGATGGCGTGCTTTGCTTCCGGGAGTAGTGCCTGATGGCCGACCGAAAGGTACAACTCAGCTACAGCGATGATGGCGCCCGCAACTGGTCGAACTGGCGCGAGCGATCACTGGGCGAGACGGGCGAGTATGCCAAACGTGTGCGATTCAACCGCTTGGGAAGTTTCCGCAACCGCGTCTATCGGGTCCGCGTGTCCAGCCCGGTTAAGCGCGACCTGCTGGGTGCTGTTGTCTACTTGATCGGGTCTAGTGGATGAAGATAATCGATGAATTTCTTCCGGACGCTCACCGAGTCCGCAGGGATGCGTTGTGCGCGCCGTTCATCGACTTTAATGCTCCGGATGGCGAGACATACAAGCGCGTGTGCATGGCCGAGGTTCCGGGCTTGCGAGAATCATTGGAACGCCATGTGGGGCCGGTATCGATCCACGCGATGGGCTATCGACTGAACTACAACGGCGAGATGCCGAACACGGCGATCCATTCGGACCTTGGATGGGGAACTAAGGCCGTGGTGCTGTACCTATGCGATGGCGAGGGTGGCACGGCATTCTGGCGGCACAAGGCGACAGGAGCTGAGCGGATCGGTCCTGCCGACGCCGAATTGCTAAGCAAAGTCGAAGGTGACTGGGATGATGCCGAGGCATGGGACCAAGTTGAACTCGCACCACTGAAATTCAACCGGGCGGTCATTTATGACGGCCTTCGTTTTCACAGCCGGTGGCCATTTGAGGCATTCGGCACGACTCCGGAGGACGGCAGGCTCATTGCCGTAGCGTTTTTCTCATGATCCGATCTGCCACTAAAGCCGACACTCCGCAATTGCTCGAAATGGGGCGACAATTCTACGCGACGACTCACTACCGGCATTTCGCCCCATATAGCCCTGAATCCGTCGAGCATGTGATTGATCTGATGCTGGATGGTGTGTTTCTGGTCGCCGAGGAAGACGGGAAGCTCGTCGGAATGGTGGGGTTGGTAGTATTCCCCCATCTGTTCAACCGGGATCACCTTGTAGCAAACGAAGTAGTGTGGTGGGTCGATCCTGACTATCGCGGCAAGCGGATCGCCGTTGACTTGATGGCGGCCATTGAGCCGGCGTGCAAAGAGAAGGGTGTCTCGGCCATTCAGATGGTCGCCCTCGCCAACAGTCCACCGGCAGCGGCGGCCATTTACGAGCGAATGGGCTATACCCATTCCGAATCCAGCTATCTCAAGAGGATCTAGACATGGGCGCAGTAACGGCGGCAGTAGTCGGCGCAGTCGGTGCGTTGGGCGCGGCGAAGATGAGCAGCGATTCGTCGAAAAAGGCGGCGCGGGCTGGGAATGCAAGCGCGCAGTCAGGGCTCGACCTACAGCGTCAGCAATTCGACACATTCCAACAGAACATCGCGCCATACCTTCAGGCCGGCGAAGGTGCATTGGGCGGATTGAACGCCTTGGCGGAAGGCGACTATTCGGCATTCGAGGAGTCCCCGGACTACCTCTACGCCCGTGACCAGATGCAGCAAGGCATTGAGCGTGGTGCCGCAGCGCGTGGCAGTCTCTACAGTGGCGGAACGAATGTAGACCTTGGCCGCCAACTCGGCGGTCTAGCCTCGCAGAATCTAGGGAACTACCGCAACAGCCTGTTCCAGTTGGCAGGCATGGGCCAGAATGCCGCCGTTGGAGCTGGCAACCTTGGTCAGCAGAGTGCCAATGCACAATCCGGCCTGCTGGCTCAGCAGGGGCAGAACAACGCTAACGCGGCCATTCAGCAAGGCAATGCATGGGGCAATGCCTTGCAGGGCATTGCTGGGGTGGCAGGTCAATATGCGGCCAACCGATCCAGCAGCTACCCGAACGCTCAAATTGGCGCTGTCCAGCGCCAACCGATTACGCCCCCTGTTAATCGAGTTCAAGTTCCTAACGTCAACTTCGGAGGGTTCGGCTAATGGCAGAACCGATGCTTTTCGACATTCCCGGCGCGGTCAACCGAGGCTATGCTATTGGCACCCAGCAGCGGCTTCAGCGTGAGGGGGAGCAGCGCCAGAGTCGGCTGCGAGAATTGGCCGGGCAGGCGGCTCAAGCTTCTCCGCTGGACCGACAGCAGTTCGTCAGTCAAGCGATTGGCGTAGACCCGCAGGCGGGGATGCAGCTTGATCAAGGATTGGCGCAAACCGATGAGCGCCGGAACCGGACGATGGTCAATATGGCCCGGATGCTGTCCAGCGCACCCGAGCAGGCCCGACCTGGCTTGTATCAGCGCATGCTGCCGACCCTGCAAACGTTCGGGATGAGTGACCTCCCGCCGGCCTACACGCCGGAGACAGCGCCCGTAATCGATCAAGCGGCGCAGGCGCTGGCTCAGGCGTATGGGGCGTCTGGTAGTCGCCGAGGGAATGTTTCGGTGTCTCCCGGAAGCGCCATTGTGGACCCGAATACAGGTCAAGTTGTATATGAGCGGCCTTACACCCCATCCTTCCAAGCTCGAACGACCGACATTGGAGGCGTTCCTACTGGCGTGACCTTCGATACCAGGAGCGGTCAGTATGTCCCCGCAGAAGTAGGTGGTGGTGCTCCCGGAGGCCAGCTTCCGCCGGGAGGTGCGCAGCAGCGTGTAGATGAGTCCCTGCAGCTTGCAAATGAAATGATCCGCGCGGGAGTGCCCGAGGAACAAGTGGATCAATTCTTGCGAAATCGATTCCAATCTGGACCCGGAGCAGCGCCTGTCGTCCAGCCTAGCGGAACGCCTATCATTGGACGAACTGCGGAAGATGAGGCGGCTGCGGTTGAATCGGCAAGAGAGGCAGCGCGGTTGCAGGCGCTTCCAACCCGGCAGGCCATCGAGACGCAGGGGGCGGTTGGGCGCTTGCGCGCAGAACAAGAAGCAGAGCGCATGCCGCCCGCCGTCATGAAGATGGTTCAAGAGTCGGAAGAAAAGGCACGGACCGCAGACGGTATCTTGCGGAGGATGGAAGGCCATGAGGCGAAGATCAGGTCTGGCGACCTCCAGTTCGGGCCTGTATCTAATGTCGTTTCGCGTGCTCGCAACTTCGCAGGGCAGAGCACGGATCTGTCTCGAAACTTGCAACTGTTCATGTCTGATCTTGAAAAGATGCGGAACGACTCCCTGCGCTTGAATAATGGCGTGCAAACCGAGGGCGACGCGCAGCGAGCATGGAATGAGCTTTTTGCAAACTTGAACGACACCAATTATGTTCTTGCCGGATTGCAGCGCATTAAAGAGATCAACGAGCGAGCGAGCGCTTTGCACAGCGGCAACGCAAACGAGATTCGAGAATCTTATCCGCAAGGTCGATCACCACGGCAGTCGGGATCACAGCCTCAGCAGCCCGCACAGCAACCTTCCGCGCCATCTTCCGACATCGATTCATTGCTGGACTTGTACCGCTGATGGCCACTATCGAAGAGCTTGAAAATGGGCTACGCAAGGCGCACGCAGCAGGGAATACCGACCATGCGCGTGCGTTCGCTAACGAGATTCGGAGGATGCGTGATTCTGCCCCCGACTTCTCCAATGTGCAGAGTCGTGTAGAGACTCGGCAAGGGATGCCGCAACAGCCCATAGACCCCACTGAGGGGATGAGCGGATACGAGCGCTTCATGGCGGGCGCGGGAAAGTCTGTAATGGACTCCTACCGTGGCCTTAAGCAAATGTCTACGCAGAACTGGCTTCAAGGTGCTCGGGCGCTTTCCGGGCTTGCAGGCGCTGTTGGGGCAGAGGGCGCGCAGCAGTTTATTGATCGTCGTGCCGGGAAGCCCATCGCTGAGTCATTGGCGGCGCAGCAGGCTGAAATTGATGAGTCCAAGCGTCTTGATGCACCGCTTATGGACACGGGCGCAGGGTTTGCTGGGAACGTGGCAGGCTATGGCGCGCAAATTGTTGGGCCGGGGTTGGCCGTGCGTGGGACTACTGCTGCAGGCGCATTTCTCCCTGCAACAATTAGGGGGAATATTGCTCAAGGTGCAGTGCTTGGGACGGCTCAGCCGACGGCTACTGGAGAGAGCCGAGCCGCTAATGCAGCGCTGGGCGCTGCCGGTGGCGCTGGAGGGGCGTTGCTAGGCCGCGCTCTGTCGGGGGTTGGGACTGCGGGATTGAATGCAATCCGTGGACTCCGCGGGACATCCCTTACAATCGCTGAAGCTCGTGCTGGCCGGGCGATTATGGATGAGTCGGCCACTGGGCTACAGAACCTAATGCAAGTGCAGCCATCCGCCGTCCCTGGAGTTCGCCGGACGCTGGGTGAAGAGACCCTAGACCCTGGCGTCACGAACCTTGAACGGATCGCTCGGCAGCAAACCCCGCAGGCGTTCCAGCCGCAGGATATTGCGAACAATGCAGCTCGGGTTCGGGCGCTGCAGAATATTGCAGGGACCGATGCTGACATGGCCGCCGCCGAGGCGGCCCGGAGAGAAGCGACCGGAGAACTACGCGAGCGAGCGTTTGCTGAGGGCGAAGATGCAACGGCGGCGGCCATGCGATCCGGATTCACTCCGGCGCAGAATGTTTCTCGACTTCGAGATCAAATCGCAACGCTGGCTCAGCAGCAAGGTGGCCGCCGGTCAGTGCAGCGAGCACTCAATGATGTTGTCGCTGAACTTGACGATGCTGCGCCATCGGTTCGAGGACTCTACAACGTCCGGAAGTCGATTAATGACCTAATCGAGGGCCGCGCCGGATCAGATCGAAGCTATGCTCAGGCCGCAACTTCAGAGCTGTTGGACGCCCGGCGTATGCTGGACGAGGAAGTCGCTAATCTGGCGCCGTCATTCGGGGAATACCTGACAGCCTTCCAGAACATGTCGCAGCCGATCAACCGCATGCAGGTCGGGAGAGAATTGATTGAGCGAGGGTCGGCTCGAGCGCGCGACGCTTCTGGTGTCCCTCGCCTGACTCCGGGCCAATTTGAGGGCCTAGCCGGAGACCTTGACACATTGGCGCAACGCGCTACTGGGTTCCGACGCGCTCGGGCCGAGAACATTCTGACAGCCGATCACATATCTTCCATCCGGTCGATTCAGGATGATCTTCGGAGAATGTTCCAGCGAGACACGATGCCAGGGCGGGGATCGCCCACCTATGGATTGCAGGAAGGAGGCCGACGGGTTGCACGTCGTGCGGCAAGGGCAGTAGCGGCAGTTACTCCGGGAGGGAACTACATCTCCGAACTTGCTGCCGCCCTAGAGGCCGGTCTGGATCAGCGAGTGAAAGAACGCATAGCGTACCTACTAGCGAATCCAGATGAGGCTAGGCGTGTGATTGGGGCGCTCAACCAACAGGATCGACGAGCCGTTCGTAATGCACTGATGGCTATCTCCGCCCGCTTTGGAAGCAGCGCCGGCGCTTCCGGAGCCGAAAGGCCGCCCGTTGAGCTGACTATTAGGGGCGGGACTCCGGGGGAGGCGGTTTCAGAGGCTGAACTGCGTGCACTTCGGCAACGTTGACTCGGTTGCGCGATTGCCATGGTTCGTAAGCCCAAGGGCCGTGATCTTCGCCATATGAACGGAACAGGAGCCGCTTGATTCGGCCATCTGGTAGCCGCTTCCACATCAGCCACACGGGCACGTATACGAGAAAGCAGAAAGCCACGTATATCAGCGGACCAGTCAGCATCGCAATTAGTAGCCCCTTCATTCTTCGAACCTATCACATCCACGCTTTCATTTGGAGTGCCTGAATGGCCGCCTTTCGCTTCTTCAACCCAGCCCCCGTCTACTACGGCCTGCTAGGCATCGACCCAGTCGCAGGGGGTTCTCTGACATTCTACGACCTCGGGACCACGAACCCTCGCAACACGTGGTCGGATGCCGACCTGACCACGCTGAACACGAACCCGGTGCCGCTGGATAGCTCGGGCCGATCGAACGTGAACATCTTCCTAGACGGCGAGTATTCGGTGCTACTGAAAGACGCTGAGGGAGCTACCATCTGGACCCGTGACGTCATTTCCGGCGCAGAGGCAGGGCAGACTATCCCCCCGCTGGAGCCAAACGAGTTCCTGACGAATGACGGCGTGAACCTCCTATGGCAGCCGGTCCGCGAAATGCCGGACCCGACGGGATCAACAAACCAGTATCCGGTGACCAATGGCAGCGGCTACACGCTGACCAATGTTCCGGAGCCAGAGCCGCCGCCGGACCCTGACATTACGGTTGACGAGGTTGCACGGCTGTTCACGGCTGGAATTTCAAGCGACCCAACGAAACTGGTGATGGTCAGTGGCACTGGGCAGGCTCCGGCCAGTGGGTCCTACACCACGTCCGCATCGATCAGCTTCCCCGATCCTTTTGACACCTTGTGGAATGTGATCATTACGGTCACCACAGATCGCGTAACAAACGCAGACACTGGCTGGCTGCCTGCGCAGTCTGTTACAGGCTGGACCCCCGGAAGCGGCGCATCGGGCGCAACGGTCAACTTCACCCTGACCGAGGATGATCCAGGGCCGCCCACCACGTTTACCAGCCCCGTTCCGTTTGCATGGACCGCCATCGGCACCCGTGAGATAGAGCCCTGATGGCAGCTAACCCGATCCTGCCCCGTGCACAGTCGGTCATTTCAGATGGCCGAGGCGTGACCACGAAGGAGTGGTACGACTTTTTCCTGTCCCTGCTGCGGTTCGTGGGCGAGGAGGAGAGTCAGGCCGCCCTCATTCAGGACATCCTGAACCGGCTCAAGGCGCTAGAGGACGAGGAAGACCCGCAAGATGCCATCATCCAAGGGCTGCGCTCGATTCAGGTCAACGGAACCCTTGAGAACGGCCTGGTTCAGATCACGCTGAAAGGCGATGCCGCCAATCCTGGTAACACCTACTACTACGGCACCGGGCCGGATGGTGTGCGCGGATTCTATCCAGTGGCGGATGCGCTGGTGCAGGGCGATGGGATCACACTGACAGTGGGTTCGGATGGCAAGATCACGATCGCCCACGCCGACACCTCATCCGTAGCCGACATATCGGCCAGCTTTACTGGCGGCACGGTGCCGGACCAGATCGCGCTGACCTTCGACGAGTTCGGCCACGTCCTCACGAGAACGATTAGCGGAAGGACGCTTGACCACAACGATACCGGCGGATTGCAGGGCGGCAATGCTACCGAGCGTTATCACTTCACCGCAGCCGAGCATGATGGGTTAGTGCCGTGGGCGAGTGAGGATGTGGCAGACCACTTGCCGACTGCCACAGGGTCATGGTCGCCAACCTTTACCCCAACTTCCAACATAGATGGCACTCCGACGGTTGATGGAACTGCTCGATTCTTTCGCGTCGGAGATATGCTGTCGTGCATACTACGTGTCAGCATGGATCCGACTACGGCAGGAAGCCAGTGTGTTTGCAGGGTGTCACTTCCCGTGCCTTCGACATTCTCAGCGTCTGGCGACTGTATCGGACATGTCGGATTGTCCACAAATACAGGCGTGGCTGTAGCTGGCGAGGTCAGGGCAAACATCGGAAACAACGAGGCGCAGATTCAATTCATTGCCGGCGATACGACTTCACGCGGGTATCAGGTCGAATTTACCTATGTAGTGCTATAGGGTCATCGTGCACCGCCAGGACGAGATAGAGGCCCGGCTGGCTGCGTTGGAGGCGTAGACTTTTACTCCCGAGTCCCATCCACTTGAAGTTGTCTGGCAATCCAATCCTGCGTTGCCTGATACTTCCAATCACTCGGCTCCCACCGATTGACCAGCGTGCCATCGGGCAGCTTGTAGACGCTCACGCCATCGTAGATTCCGCGTATTTCTATGTAGACGGTTCCTTCGGGGAGGTCAATCATGGCTCGACTCCATTGCGGCGTCGATCGCTGCGCGAAAATCATCCAATGTTGGGTCGCGGTCGAAGTACTCCATGTCGGCGTCCAGCCAGTCATTCAGCACGCGCGTCGGTATGCGATTCAAAATCTCCAGCAGCCTTCGGGAATCATCCATCGCGGACAGATTGCTGTCTCCTTTGGTGAGGGCTGCGGTTAAAATAAGACGCACTCGGGACTCTGGAATGGAGGCTCCGTACTCCTCAGCATCAGCATCCATTGCCCGCTCCACCATCGCATCATCTACCACGGGCGCAGCAGCGGCAGGGGGGTTGGGCTTGCAGCAGCCGTAGCCTTCGTTCTCCGGGCATGAGGATGGTTCTCCGCTGCACTCGGGGTAATCTGCGGCAGGTGATGGGGTGGCGGAGAGCATGGTGAAAATCTTCGCTTGGTGGGCTTTTACTTCGGCTTCCTGTCGCTCGGTCAGACCACCGTCGTCTTCCCATCCCCACGTCAGCATCTGTGCTGCCAGATCGACATCGACACGCCACCCCTCCGGCACCCGCTGGCTGGCAGGTTGTTCGCGGAGGGCTTTGATAGCTGCATCTGCACACGATCTGCCGTAAGCGAACAGGTCATTCTCTCGCCACACTTCGGCCTTAACTCGCTCACCATCCTCGGCGTAAGTGACAGTGGTCTCCGTCCATGCTGGCGGCTTATCAGGCCACGGCGGCAGCACGTCCAAATCTCCGGAATCCCGCACAGCATCACCGGCAACAGGCTGCGGAACGTCCTCAATTCCGAATGATCCTGCGCGAATTTCCACGCCAGCCTCTTTTGAGGCCATGCGCTGCGACCAGTCGCGCAGGGGCTCACTATCAGGCTGTTGGGCTGGGTAAGCGATAACATCCTCGGTCACCACTTTGCGAGGCCAATCGCAGAACCCGAAACCATCGTTGAAGAGCGACGCAGAGAACCTGTAGTGATCACCTTCGCGCCACGCTACAGGCTCCCCGCCTGCAGTGGCGGACAGGGCGGCTTCGATGGCGCGTATTGCTGCACTTCTATTTTTCTGAATGATCGGACGCTTTCGGATTGAGTCGGCGGCCTTGAGAAGGCCCTCAGCTTCATACTCCGCCGCCAACAACTCCCGCGCCCGCTGGCGCACGTCTGTTTTGTTGTTCATGCCTTCTCTCCCTGCACGCGGGCGAGGGCAGTGCGGATCCGGCGAAGTTTGTGCGGAGTTCCCGGAATGCTCGGCTCTGTCATTCCATCAAAATCACACAATGCGTCAATCAGCTCGGACACGGCGGCGCGGGTCAGGCGCATGTCTCGGTCGGTTGGGAAACACTTGCATTTTCGATCCAGCACCGCCAGAACATCCACCGCCTTCGTGTCGTTCGTGTTCATGCGGCCCTCCATTCGGCGATAGCTGCATCGAACGCAAGCGATATGCGGATAGCGGTCTCGCACATGGAGAGCGTGGCGAGGCCAGAACGCGGTCCGGGGAACAACGGGGCGCACCCATTGGCGGACCGGCGCCATGCCAGGCGGTCGCGCAACTTCAGAACTGCGGCCCGGCGCTTGCGGGCGTTGGCCGGTGGCAGGTCTTCGGGGTGATCCGCCCGGGTGTACGGCGCGGCGTCATGTTCGAACTGCGCGCGCAGGCTGGACTTCAGCGGCGCGCCCTTGCGCGAACTCAGGAACAGGTGGGCGTAGGGATGCAGCCGGCCGGCGATGGCCCGGGCCGCGTCTGCGACAGCGTTGTGGGTGCGGTAGCAATTCGACAGCGTGCCGCCGTAGGGGTGGTGGCTGGTTGTGACCGGCGCAGCGCCGGAAATGCGCCACATGCGGCGGGCCGCGGCCAATCGCTGGCGAGCCGGCAGGCGGTCGAAGCGGTCGAGGTTGATGCCCGGCGCGCGAGCGCAGTTCAGGGTGCTCATGCCGCACCGCCTTCGGCGGTCAAAGAGGCAGAGGACTGACGCGCGGGACCGCGGACGGCGCGGACGCGGCTGCTGCTGTCGCGGTGGGAGATGTGGGAATTGCCGTAGCCGCCGCCGACAATCCAGGCGTAGGCGGAAGGGTGCTCATCCTCCGAAGCGTCGTCGGTCGAAGTCCAGTACCACTCCGACTTGCAGGACGGGAAAAACTCGGTATCGATCGCCGGGTTGTAACGGCTGCGGTCGTGCAGCAGGAACAGCTCCTCAACCTCCGGCAAGCGCCAGTCGGTGAAGCCGCCGAATTTCTGCTCGTTGAGCTTGGCGACCGCGGCCAATGCGTCGTCGTGATCGACGGGCTTTTCGGTCACATCGTCGGCGGTCCAATACAGGCCGCGCGCGAGTTCGTGGACGATACCCTCAGCATGGTGGGTGAAACGGGATTGTTCGCTCATGGCGCCCTCCAGGGCAGCTGAAAAAGAGTTGGTTACCTGCTTGCGCACAAGTCGGCAGGCGCGACCACCGAGACCCGGTGCGCTCGGGGTGTCCTAGAACGGGATGTCGTCGTCAGCGAAGTCATCGGCGACATCATTCGCCGGGGGAGCCTCACTGCGTGCGGGCCTGGCGTCCGAGCGCTCCGAACGGTTCTGGCCGCCCAGCATCTGCATCTCGTCGGCGATGATGTCGGTGGTGTAGCGCTCGACGCCTTCCCGGTCCGTGTATTTTCCGTAGCGGATCGAACCCTCGACGTAGACCTGCGTGCCTTTCCGCAGGTACTCGCCGGCGATCTCGCCGAGCCTCCCGAAGAACGTCACCCGATGCCATTCGGTGCGCTCGGTCTGGTCGCCATCGCGGTTCTTGCGCACGCTGGAGGTGGCGAGACTGGCCTTTGTGACAGCCATTCCGCCCTGGGTGTACTTGGTCTCAGGATCGTTGCCGAGGTTGCCGACCAGGATCACTTTGTTGATGCCGCGCGCCATCAGGCAGCCCTCCTGTTCATTTCGAAGATGATTGCTTGGACCTCATCCCATGCGCTCAGGCAGTCACGCTTCAGACGGGCGATGAACTCGTTGTCGCGATGGACACGCTGGACGTAGAGCTTCAGGTGGTCCGGGAATTTCGGGTTGTAGGAGATGAAGTCCCAGTACAGACGCCCGGTCACCCATAGGCCGCCCTGAATCTGCTCGATGTGCTCGGGCGGCAGCCCCTCACGCAGCGTGGCGGCGTGGACAACGATCGACATGGGGCACTTGATTTCGCCCCCACCATCATTGTCGACAAGGAAGTCAGGGGAGGCGCCGATGAAGTCGTGATCGGGATGGCGCAGGAATCCCACCTGTTCGACCAGGTGTCCGGTTTTGCACTCGTAGGCCGCAATGGCCTCTGGCTCCATTTCGTGCCCGTAGTCGAGCGACTTTGCAGAAGCCTGCTCCTTCGGCTGGCCTGTCAGGATTTCAGCGACGATCTGGTCGATGTACGTTGTCCGAGCCTTCGGTGCTGGCTTCGGTTGACCCTTCTTCGCGCCGGACTTGTAGACCTCTCCCGGCGTCCATATCAGGTCGCCCATGCGCGAGGCAGTGATGCAGCCCGCGCGATCGGCATGCCATTCCTCGGTGCCCTGGTGCAAATACTCCGCTGCAGTCTCGCTCATGACTCCGCTTCCTTGCTGGCATCACGAATTGCGCGGAGGCGTGCGGTGTAGGTGTTGCGCACGCGAGTCTTGAGCCTTGGGGGCAGCGAGTTATCGGCGGCAATGCTCTCGCCGACCTTTCGCAGTTCGGTTTCGTCGAGCGCTTCGACGATTTGGGTTTCGTAGTCTGAAACCTTGGCCATGTGCTCGTCGGTCTTGGCCGGATCGCCGAAGGTCTGGCCGTCGTCGTCTTCGTCGTAGCTGGTGATGTTGAGCAGGGCCGACGCAGTGACGCGCTTGCCGTAGCTGATGGCCGACACAACCGCCTGCGGCGCATTCTTGGACCCACTTGCGTCTGGCGCGAGTTCAACGTCGGTCGTCTCCTGGTGGCCTGCGCGGTGGGACAGGATGGCAACGACCTTGATCTTGTTGCCGTCCTGCTGAACCCGGAAGGAGAGGGCGAACCCGTACTTGCGAAGAACCGGGCCGAGGGCTTCGTTGATGTGTTCCCATTTAGCATAGGTGCTCTGCACTTGGCCGGCGTTGTTTTTGATCTGGCCTGTCCTGCGGATCGCGGGGATCTTCGACTGCATTTCCGACATCGCCTCGATGGCCTCGGCCTTGGCCTGCTCGGCGCGAATCTCCTTCTGCATAGCCCACAGGCGTTCGGCCCGGTCCATGTCGAAGTCTGGGGCGGTCAGCACGCGCTCCAGCATGGAAAGCACCTGGGCGCCCTGCTGCTGCGCGACGGTGGGCATGGCGGCGATGTGCTGTCCGGCATCAACCACTTCAGCTCCGAGCGACTGGGTGTTCGGTTCGCCGTCGATCACGTCCTCGGCGGTATTTGTGGCGGCGTTCGTGTTCATTCCTGCCCATCCCCGTTCGAGGCCGCATCCAGAACCTGCTGGCCGGAAGACAGCGCCGAAACCAGCCGCTCCTGTGTGGCGACCTCGGGCGTGTACTGCTTGCGGGCAATGAAGCGCACCGCAGCGGCGGGGTTGGTCGCACGTACCAGATGGCACGTGTTGAGGCCGGCATCGTGCACGGCGTAGATGCGTGTCTTGCTCGTGGTCATGGTGTTCTCTCGGAATTGGCTGGATCAAAAATGCAAATCACTGACGCGCGGGACCGCGGACGGCGCGGACGCGGAGGTCGTCGCCGCGGCGGTCGATGTAGGAATTGCCGACGTTGCCGTCGACAAACCAGGCGAGGTCGCTGTCGCCGGCGTAGGGCGTGGCCGTCCAGAACCATTCACTCGGCGTGTTCGGGAAAGCCTCGGTATCGATGGCCGGATTGCTCTTGGTGTAGTCCATGATGGACAGCAGTTCGGCGATGGTCGGCAGCCGCCAGTCGTCATGGCCGCCGAGGCGGAGTTCGCGGCACGCCTTCTCGGCATCCGCCCACGTCATGCGCTCGTCGAAGCACACAGCCTGCCATTCGAGGCCAGTGCTGTTGTCGCGCACGATTTCGTGCTTCGGCGGCGGGGTGGGGATGATCTTTTCGAAACGGGGCTGGCAAACGTTCATCGTGTTGTTCCTTCGTGGTGTAGGTGACAGCCCGCCGGCACTTCGGGGGAGGGTGGTCAGCGAGGGGGGTCGCCGGCCGGCGGGCTGTCGTAGACGGTTAGTAGCGGATGACGCCGGACATAGCCTTGCGGCGTTGGTACTCGGCCAGGCGCAAAGGATTCGGGGTCTGTCGCGTGTCTTTGGTGACGGGGCGCAGACCGTGGCGGGCGTAATAGCGGCCATAGGCGCGGTCGCGCGCAACCGGGTCTCGGAACTGAGCCATTATGCAACCTCCGGTCCAGAGCCTGCGGGAATGTGCTGAATGTCGCCGCGAAGGCACTGGTAACCAAATTGAATGGCCAATGCCGCAGACGATCCCGAGCGCAGGCAGTCGAAGGCCACGCCCAATGCAAGCCGGAGTCGGTCCGTACTTGCGCCCGTGGACTTGCGGCGCTCCTGCAGTGCGCGACGGACTGCAACGAATCGCTCAGGGTTGGTCGGGAATTGGGTGATGGTGTGCATGTCGTCACTCCTCATCAGTGGTGATCGGTTCGGGGCGATGGCGATCACGGTGCCACCTCAGCGAGCCGCTTCATGTCCGCAAGCGCGGATTCGTTGCTCGCGTAGAAGTCCGGAATCCGCTCTAGGTTAGGATCGCTGGCTATGTAAATCAAGGCGGCTGCCGCAGGCGTTCCGAGCGC